CTATCAGACACAATTTGAAAAGTCGTTCCTCGAACCGCTCAAAAATGTGCTACAATGTATTGGATGGACCCACGAAAAAAACCGTTACTATTTCTAGTTTCTTTTCATGAGCAAAAAAATTTTTGTAGTCACATGGACCAACCATGTGGTGGGGCAAGTAGGACCAGAGGACATTAAGTGCTTTGAGGACTACAACACTGCTGTTGGATTTGCTAAACTAATGGGCAGCAGATATAATTATGTAAATTTCTATGAGGAGAGAGTAGATCAATGGGATTCCTAGATACAGTAATTAAAGAAAGTGGCAATGAATTTGCTAGTGTGGTTAGTGATGGTGTTGCCGCTGGCGATATCACTACCTTTGTTGATACAGGTTCTTATATTTTCAACGCAGTCGTTAGTGGATCTCTCTTTGGTGGTATCCCCTCAAACAAAGTTACTGCCCTCGCAGGTGAAAGTAGTACAGGCAAAACTTTTTTCGCACTTTCTGTTGTTCGCAACTTTCTTGATGCTAATCCTGACGGTGGAGTTATCTATTTTGAAAGTGAGTCGGCAATTTCTCGGGATATGATTGAGACCCGTGGCATTGATTCTAAGCGTATGATCATCATGCCTGTAGGGACGATCGAAGAGTTCAGGACACAAGCCTGCAGGATCCTAGACAAATACATGAAGGAACCTAAAGATGAGCGTGTGCCCATGCTTTTCGTGCTAGACTCTTTGGGTATGCTGTCCACCACTAAGGAGATGGAGGACATTGCCAACGACAAGCAAGTTCGTGACATGACTAAATCTCAACTCATCAAAGGTGCCTTCCGAGTGCTGACTCTGAAACTGGGTCAGGCAGGTGTGCCTATGATCGTCACCAACCATACATATGATGTGATCGGTTCCTATGTTCCCACGAAGGAGATGGGTGGCGGCACAGGTCTGAAGTATGCTGCATCTACTATCATCTATCTCGGTAAGAAAAAGGAGAAGGATGGTACTGAAGTTGTTGGCAACATCATCAAGTGTGAAGCAAAGAAGTCTCGTCTAACAAAGGAAGGTAGCAAAGTTGAAACCAGACTCTATTTTGATGAGCGTGGACTGGACCGCTATTACGGCTTATTGGAACTGGGTGAACAATACGGAGTATTCACCCGTAAGGGGAATCGTGTCGTTGTTGGTGAATCCTCTGTTTATCCTTCTGTTATTCTTGCTGATCCCGAGAAATACTTCACCCCCGAAGTGATGGAACAACTCGAAATCGCAGCAAAGAAAGAATTCTCCTATGGCAACTGAGCGCATTGAACAAACTATCTTACGCAACCTCCTCTTCACTGAGGAGTATTATCGTAAGGTAGTTCCATTTTTAAAATCAGAATATTTTCAAGATCAAAATGAGAAAGTTATCTTCGAAGAGATTGCTGACTTTGCCAGCAAGTATGATAAGATTCCTACTAAGGAAGTCCTTACGATCAATCTACAAAATCGTACAGACATTACGGAGGAAACCTATCAAGAGTCTTCCACAACAATTCGTAGTCTCACAGACGACTGGGTTGACTTTCAGTGGCTCCTCGACGCCACAGAGAAATGGTGCCAGGACAGAGCCATATATCTCGCCCTTATGCAATCGATCAAAATCGCAGATGGTGGCGATAAGAAACTATCAAAGGATGCGATCCCAGGTATCCTACAACAGGCCCTGGCAGTATCGTTCGACGAACACATAGGACACGATTATATTGAACAAGCAGAAGATCGTTATGAGTTTTATCACCGTACAGAAGAGAAAATTCCCTTCGACCTTGAAAAGTTTAACTTTATTACCAAAGGCGGTCTTAGTAACAAGACTCTCAATGTCGCTCTTGCTGGAACGGGCGTCGGCAAGTCTCTATTCATGTGCCATATGGCTAGTGCCTCCCTCACTGCGGGGCATAACGTACTCTACATCACATGTGAAATGGCAGAGGAGAAAAATTGCTGAGCGAATAGACGCAAATCTTTTGAATGTACCTGTGAAAGATATTGCATCTCTGCCTGAAGTTCTTTTCACTGGTAAGGTTCAGGAGATTGCTAGAAAGACTAGGGGTAAACTAATCATTAAAGAGTACCCTACTGCATCTGCTCATGTAGGACATTTCAAAGCACTTCTGAGCGATCTTTCTCTCAAGAAAGATTTTAAACCTGATATAATCTTTGTAGATTATCTAAACATCTGTGCGAGTGCAAGGTATAAAGGTGCGATTGTTAATTCTTACACCTATGTCAAAGCGATTGCTGAAGAGTTGCGCGGTCTTGCTGTGGAATGTAATGTTCCTATTGTCTCAGCTACTCAAACTACTCGCAGTGGTTATGGTAACAGCGATCCTGATCTTACCGATACTTCTGAGTCTTTTGGTTTGCCTGCCACTGCTGACTTTATGTTTGCCCTTATCTCTACTGAGGAACTTGAACAACAAGGTCGCATCATGGTCAAACAACTTAAGAACCGATATTCAGATCTTGTTGCCTCACGAAAATTCATGGTGGGAATTGACAGATCGAAGATGAAGCTGTATGATGTTGCAGATGACGCATCTGCTATTAACATCGATGCAGAAAATCCTGGCGAAGATTTTCAACAGTTCGCCAACAACCAACCCCGACTATCTAAATTTGCTGAGTGGAATGTATGACTATTGATTTTAAACGATATGAAGAGTTTGTTGCCGCAGTTACTTCAGACTGCTCAACGAACTTTGTTGACTTCGCTGATCGTATTGGCGAGTTGGATCGTGAGGGTGCCAATATTGAGCGTCTCCTTACTGCTGGTGTTGGGATTAATGCTGAAGGTGGTGAGTTCCTTGAGATCATTAAGAAGATGGTCTTCCAAGGTAAGCCTTGGAACCGCGACAACCGAGAGCATCTTATTATTGAGTTGGGTGATATCATGTGGTATGTGGCACAAGCAACTCAAGCACTGGGAGTTTCTTTTGACGAAGTTCTAGAACGTAATGTCAAGAAACTTGAGAAGCGTTATCCTGGTGGATCATTTGAGATTCATCGTTCTGAAGTTCGTGCTGCAGGTGACCGATGACTGCTAAGTTTATTTTATTCACCAAGGATTCCTGTGGTCCTTGTGGTCTTGTCAAGAGATACTTCAAAGCTCTCAAAGACGAGCGTACAGGACTCATCCAAGAAGTCCAACTGGAAGACTTCAGC